TCACATAATAATTTACGTTCTTTCACAAGACATTCAGAACAAGATTTATTTGATAAACATATAAATGAATTGTGTGCTAATAATAGTTCTATAGAATTTGATAATTATATAACCTCAAATAAACCTAACGTGTCTAATAACGTGTCTAATAACGTGTCTAATAACGTGTCTAATGAATCTAACAATATGTTTAAGACAGTAGATTTGACTACAAATACTGACAGTTTTTTAAACAATAATTATTTTAAAAATTTTTATGAACCAGTTGTAAATAAACCATACAATGTTCAAGATAGTAATATATTATTCGAGTCCACTTTTATGACTAATCAATTTAAAAATGTTAAAGACGAAACTTATCCAAAAGACAATTATAATTTATCACAAAGTTTTCCAAGAAGTAACTTGTCACAAAATTTAAATATAATTCGAGAAGAAGAACAAGAAAGTCAACAAGAAAGTCAACAAGAAAGTCAAGAAGAAAATGGTAAAATTGTATTTCATATTAATAGTGAATGGGGTGAGAAATTCCCTAGCGAATATCAGCAAAAATACAAAGATACCAATGACGTAGATGACAACGACGACACGTATAAAAATACAATTCTTAAAAATCCTTATATATAAATTAAGTTTAATTGTAAAATGTCGAAGTTTATCTAAAATGTCGAAGTTCTTCTTTAGTAATTTGATATATATTGTCATATGCATTATTATAATGTTTTAGTTTTTCATAAACCATATCTATATATTTTTTCTTGACCTTTTCATTTTTCCATTCCCAATCTTGGTATAAAATTCTTGGTACAAATGTAACTTCCAAGTAACGTTGGTATTTAATGTCAAAATCTAGTGTATCATCGCTATCATCACTGTCGTCGTTATCATCGTTATCATTGTTATCATTGTTATCATTGTTATCATCTTTATCATCGTTATCATCGTTATCATTGTTATGTTCTGGGAAATAACATCGTTTTTTATTTAGTTCTACGAAATCTACACCACTAGAATGTTCTATTTTTAATCTTTTAATTATATAATAATCGCAACCCATTATATAAATAATTTATCCAAGTATTTTTTTCAATTTATTTTACATGTTTTCAAATGTAGTAGTCATTTCGTCTACAATGTTTTCCAATGTTTTGTAATTTTTAAAATTACCTTGTATAATAACATCAAAGTTTTCAACACATTCCATATCAGAATAATAATGAAAATTTATCGCCAACATTCTTGGATAATCCAAGTTATCAAATTTCCAAGTAATATTAGTATCTCTTTGCATACGTTGATGAAATTCACTCATTAAATTTTTAAACCCATTTGCTATATTATTTAAACCATTTACATTTGTAAATTTTGTTTCGCCTGTATTAGTTATTATACATATATAATATTGATATAAAGACAACATCAATTGGTAAAAATCTTTATAATCCCTTTTTAAAATATGTTTACTAGATTCATTACATTGCTCTCTAAATGTCGAACTACTATTACATAATCCTCTAATTTCATTAGGATCATTTCTTTCTAATATTTCTTGAATCAATTCATTAGGTAATCTTTCCATATCGTCTTTATATATCGTCTTTATATATATCTTTATAATAAATTTAAATTTTATTTTAATTTAAATTTTAATTTAAATTTTAATTAAAATTTATTCATCATCTGAATTATCATCTAATTCTGGTGTTTTAACTCTCCATCCGTTTATTTTCGGTATATTCTTTTTATCGAGACGAAATTCTGTACATAAAGCATTTTCTAATTGTTTTGCAAATGCAGTAAATTTACCAAAAGTATTTCGTATTGTAAAATCGGATTTGTAGATTTCTTTAAGTTGATCTTTTGAAATATAATCGGCTTTTTCACCAACAACTATATTTTCATCTATAAATTGTTTAATAATATTATTATCGTTTTCATATTTCTTTGTAACTTGTAATACAGGTAATGGTGGTGGTAATCCATTCTCTTTGTAAAGTTTATAATAATCTAATAATATAGACATAAAAACACATTGGTAAGCCTCTAATTTTGATTTAAGTTCCTTGTCTATTTTAAATTCATAAATACCATTTTTTATATTTTCTTGATTTGGTTCATCGACAAAACGTGATACAAATTCTGTTATTTTTAAACGTCTTATGACACCACCATCTAAATCACTTATACTAGGTATCTTATTACAAGCCATAAAAAATTTAGAACACGGTTTAAATTCAATTTGAGAACTATTTAATTCTCTAGTTGATATACGATCACCTCCAGTCAACGCCTTCATTACATCTGCTTGTATTTGATCATTTGAACCAGGTTCTTGCATAATAACACAACGTTTATGTTGAATACTTGCTAATGCACTATTAGCCGAATTTGCAGATTCTCTTTTACCCGTAATTAATGAAACTGGACTAATACAACCATATTCTCCAAGTGCTTTTAAATGCAAATCCATAATAGTAGATTTACCATTACCACCAGTATTATTTTTACCAGACCATATGTAAAAATTTTCATCTCGTGTATGACCATCCAAACAAGACGCTAATGATCTTAATGTAAAATCTCTAACAGATCGTTCTGGTAAAATTTTACAAATTAAATCCATTAATTCAATGTACAAATGATGTTCTGGTGGATAATGAATATATTCATAACCAGTAGTTAAAGAAATATAATCACTAGATCTTCCTTTTCTAAATTCCATTTCTTTTAAATCATACACCCCATTTTCAAAACCTACAAGATCTTTGTCTTGGTCAATAATTTTATTAAAGTTTGAATTATAAAATTCTAGTTCTAAACAGTTTAATTTTATACCACTTCCTAATTTTTGTAAAATATTATGATAATTTTTAATAATTTCTTCACTTGCACCTTCCTTTATCAATTGACGTCTATACTTTTCAATTTTTGTAAATACTTCGTTGATAGTCAATACACGCAAATTATAACTCTTGTTTTCTTTTTTCCAACGAATACCGTTGAAATAATACCATTCATTCTTTTCTGGTGAACTACATACAAAATTTTCACCATATAACCTATAAATTAATTTACTTAACACATTGTCAAAAGGACGTAGATATTTAATATCGTGATTCGGAATTTCCTTTGATAATTCATTAAATTCTTCTAAATTATCTATCCTAGAAAGATGAATTAAATTATTTATCGTATATATATACTCACTATTCTGAAATGAATCCCAAGCTATACCAGAATGACTTTCATCATAGTTTTCCCATTTTGATGAAAAATAATGCCATAAATCAATGTATTCTCTATTTATAGATGATAATATATAACCAATATTTAACCATTTTGATCTATCTGACCATCTTTCTGGATCCAAAATATCAAGGTATTTTCTTACAACTTCCTTATCTGAATAAATATCTTCATCATTATTCATCAAATGAACTTTTTTAGAATTGTCTTTTTTCTTTTCTGATTTATAATTAAAAAGAATACTATCTGGCTCAATATTTGTAATACACGTTTTCAAAAACATCTCAAATGTAGTTTCATCTGGAGATACTATTGTTTCATTTAATTCTGATAAAAACGAATATGTATCCAACAAATATAATGGTCTATTTTGACCACATTTTGTTGAAAGTAAAGTTCTAAAACATATTGGTGCATACACTTTTGTATCAATTATTTTTTTTTCAAATAACTCACGAAATTTAGGTTTAATTTGTTCTTCTAAATACACTTGAATACTTTTAGCTTTTGGAAAATGAATACCGTCAAATATAATGTGATAACTTTTTTTTTCTATATCAGGATATGATTTTAAAATATAAACACCTTTTATATCTGGTAATAATTGCCTTATCGTATTTATTATATTTATTATATCAGTTTTATGTTTCATAGCATCACCATCATCCATTTTTTGAACACGACGTTTCAAATCATTTGTATCTATTTGTTCCAATTTTTTATCATAATCAATGTATAACTTCATTGATTGATTTGCACTCCAACTTTCATAATAATGAGCTTTATTTGCACCACGTTCTTTAATCGTATTCCATATATTTTGATAACTATCAGCTATAAAAATTTTAGATGAAGAGCTATTTAGATCCCTTTGAAAAAATGCTAAATTCTTTGTTTCACAATATTTTATACATTCCGCCTTTTGACCCTTAGAAAATTCCATTCCGTCTTGATCACGGCGTTCTAAATCACGGCGTTCTAAATCACGGCGTTCTAAATCACGGCGTTCTAAATCACGGCGTTCTAAATCAGCCATTGTTTCTCTTATTACTTGAAAACATATAAAGTTTTATTTTTAAGTAATATAAAAAATAATATAAAATTTAAATACTTTTATTTCTTATTTACTTTTGATTTTCTTTACTTTTGATTTTCTTTACTTTTGATTTTCTATAGTTAATTCATTAGAAGATTTTGCAGTCATTTCTTTAGGACCACTTGCATTATTTATACTATTTGCTTGAGCAGCTAATTTCATATCAAAATTAGAAATACCGTTTAAATCAGACATAATTATTTGTTTATTTTTAATTTCTTCTCGTTTAATTTCTTCTCGTTTAATTTCTTCTCGTTTAATTTCTTCTGGTTTTGATTTACCAGAAAACAAAATAATAATTATTATTAAAATTAAAACAACAACTGCTACTCCAATGTATATATATGTAGTTTGATCAAATTCCATCGTATTTATATAATAAATAACTAAAAAAAAATTACATTAACAACTAAAAAAGTTGATCTAATACTTTTTGGCATTCAAAATTAGTTAATATTAATAGATTTTTATTTTTAAGTTATTTTTTAAAAATAAATTATAAAATTTTGCCCATTAATGGAATCAAACCATTGACCTCTCGTTTACAAGACGAGCGTAATAATCACTATACTAAATGGGCGTTTTTAAATAGTTTTGTGTCATATTTAAGGACTACGATAGTGATAGGATTTGCACCTATGCTCCAAATGGAAACGGGATAGTAATCCGTCGCAATAACTACTCTGCCACACTACCAAACAGACTTTGTTAAACAGTTTAATGTCATATTTAAGGACTACGGTCCAGGGAGGGCTCGAACCTCCAACCTCCGAGTTTCAGCTTAAAAGTAACAGCTCGACATTCTGCCATTGAATTACTGAACCTTTGTTAAACAGTTTATCGTCATATTTAGGACAATGTAAAATGAAATGATATTCAGTTTTTAATAAAATTTGACCAAGACGGGCTCGAACCGCCGACTTTCCGCGTATAAGACGGACACTCTACCAGCTGAGTTATTGGTCAGTTTGTTAAATAGTTTCAAGTCATATTTAGGACAGCGAATGTAATAAACTTTTATGATTATTACTCTTATATAATTCTATACATTTATTATATTCCTTATTACTTTATATTGTTTTTTATTTTTAAATACGTTTTTATTTATTTTATTTTACTTACCTTTAATCGCCTTTACTTACCTTTAATCGCCTTTACTTACCTTTAATCGCCTTTAATCGCCTTTACTTACCTTTAATCGCCTTTACTTACCTTTTAACTTACCTTTAATCGCCTTTAATCGCCTTTACTTACCTTTTAACTTACCTTTAATCGCCTTTAATCGCCTTTAATCGCCTTTAATCGCCTTTACTTACCTTTTAAGCTTGGACTCCTCTCTTAGTACGCCCCTTAGCTTTTGGTGGAGGGGGAGCTACTACAACTTCCTCTTCTTCTTCTTCTTCTTCTTCTTCTTCTTCTTCAACAACTTCTTCTTCAACAACTTCTTCTTCAACAACTTCTTCTTCTTCAACAACTTCTTCTTCAGCTGCTTCAAGAGATTCTTCGCCGAGGCTAAGAGCTTTAGTAGCTTCAACTACACCGCCATCAGTATCGAGATCATCGGGTTGAGAATCTTCATCAATCATAGCATAAGTAGTGATGCTTTGTTGATTCTTGGAAACTTTTCCTTGGACAAGCTTCCATTTTGCCGATACCTTTGTAGTAATACTAAGATAGACAAGTTCAAGTACACAAATAATTTGACTACCCTTTGGAACGACACTGTCAAAATTTGATTCATTAAGATCAAGTGCAGTTTTGCTGTCATCAAATAATAAAACAGGAGTCTTAAAACGCTTGTTGCTTAAAAATCTACCAGTAAAATTTTCAGAATCAGATTCGCGTTCACGATCCAACTTTGCTCTAACTCTTGATGGATAGTCAAGAATAGCACCATCTTTATCAGTAGGTACTTTTACAGAAGGGGCATAATAAGCATCTTCAATAGTTTCCATAGAAACTTTTTGCTTACCAAGCCATTCCTTACTTTTCGCCATAATAGTTTGTTTTACCAATTCATCAAATTGTTCAAGCTTATTATGAAAATCACGAATTTCAAGTGAATTCTTATCTTCTTTATCTTCGCCACCAAAAGATAATTCCAATTCAAAAGAATCATCCTTATTATCAGTGGCATCCTTTTTACGCCAACGCTTAATACCATTTGGTACATACATTTTTGGTGTTTGAACCATAATTTTACCGCCATTGTAATTTACATATACCATTTTTCTTCCGTGGTTGTCAGTTTTAACATCAGAGAATGAAACTTTGTTCAAGTCAAGGTTGATTGCTTTAATAATAGACATTTTTAATATTTGTTTTGTTGTTGTTGTTATAATTGATATTAATTTATATTTTTAAATCCTTTTTCAATTTTTTCTTAAATTCTTTTTTTAAATTAAATTGTAACTTGTTTAGATTACTATTTAATTTTTTTATATAAATGGAAGTGCTGAAGTTATATTGACTAAATTATAACCAATTCCTATACCTGCACCAAGACGAGAGCCTGAACCTACTTTTTCAGAGAATAAATCAAGAACAAAGAAACTGACTGATGCAATTGCTGCTATTACTAAAATTTCATTTATTTTTGTTCTTCTATTAGGAATTACATATGCTGCAATTGCAACTGCCAAACCTTCAATTAGATATATTACTAAATTATGAATTGTTAATTGGGTTTTTACTGCTGTTAATAAGGATACCACTTCTGTTTTTACGTCTTCCATATTTATATTGTTTACATTTAAAAAAAAAATATTATAATAATAAAATTAATGTATATTTTTATTATTAGTTCGTTGCTTTTTTAATTTAAAAATTTGTATAATATTAACTCTATATATGTCACTTTCAATTAGTAAAACAGAAGCGGTTGAACAAAGAGATGAACAAAGAGATGAACAAAGAGATGAACAAAGAGATGAACAAAGAGATGAACAAAGAGATGAACAAAGAGATGAACAAAGAGATGAACAAAGAGATGA